TATTTAAAATCTTCATTTTTCTTCCTCCTTACTTATCTATTCGTGAAAAAATCATTATTTTTTTAATTCTGAAACTACTTTCAGACAAACAAAAAAACCGCAAGCAAATGCCTGCGGTTTTAGTGTAATCTACTGCTTTCTAGTAAATTTAGTCTACAGTACCCCATAAAGTGATACGGTTTCCTGACTCGTCGGTTTGTCCGATAGCCATATAGTTTCTGCTGCCAGAGGCACCTACAAAACTGATCCAACGGTAGCCATTAGCTGAGCCTTTAGAGTCGTATTGAACAGTTTCTCCTGGTTCATAAACTGCCACGACATCGCTTGTTAGGTTTGGAGCACGTCGTACATTGATATGAGCCTCACCGACTGTAAATCTACCGTCTTCTTCCTCAAGGATGATCTCGTCAGTTGTTGGCTCTGTCTCAACTTCTGAGACGTCATCTGTGCCGTCCTCGTAAGGAGGTACGATATAACCAACAATTTCCCCAACTGTTCGCTCATGATAACGAGCAGGGCCGCCGACTTCCAAAAAGTCCCAGTTTCCGTCAATGTTTTGCTCAATGGTCTTGACAGTCAAGCCGTCACTATCTTCAACAGTAAGACCTGTGTGGCCGTAGTTGACACCGTCACCAGCTACAAAACTCTTGACAAAGATCCAACCAGCCTCAGGATAAGCGACATCATAACGGACATCTACTCCTTGGCTTTCAGCTGAGGCTAGCAAGTCATAGGCGTTACCGTATAGGCTGACATTGAAAAATTGGCGCATGATGTAACATGGCAAGTCTGCGCACTGCGTACCATACGCACCGTCGTTGTCCACGCCCATTCCACTATTTGCTAGATTATGGGCAAATTGTAATACTTCTGCTTTAGTTGACATGTCTTATCTTATCCTTTCTTTGGCTGATCATAGTCCAGAGCTTGTGCACTGTCAGACAATCCTGATGTAGTAGGGTCAGAAACAACCCCGATCAATACAAGCAATGTAAGAGCTGTATTAGCTACATCATTGATGTTGTCAGGCAATTTAAAGCCTAGCTGTTGTGCTAACAACAGAGCTGTAGCAACGATTGCAGCAAGAGTCGCCTTATTCTTAAAGCGTAGTTTCCAGTTAATTTTCATGTTAATTCCTCACTTCTAAAATATTGTATTTTTTATACAGGCTATCAATGTACCCATTTCCGCCTAATTTTTTATAATTTTTGTGCATCTTATGGATAATGTCAGACTCATGAACCGTGGTATAGCCACGATTGATAGCCGTAGTCATGTCTCTCTCTAATCTCAGATACATTGTGACTAGATGAGCCTCATCATGTACTACTAGCTTATCGTTGACCTCGCTTATTTTTCTGTTATTATCCTCTCCGACTACTCGGATGTCGTTTACTGATGATTGGATAGTGCCTAGCTCGTCTTTGAGCTCATGAAACTGTTCTTTATTCAGATTTCCAGCCTTTATTGTCCGAACCCCAAACCAACCAGCGACAACTGCCCCAATCGTTGTAGGGTTTGTCAAGGCATTTATTATTTTTTCAAATATATCAACCCATGTCATAACCTCCCCCTATCTAATCAATCCGTGGCATGACAACGGTCAAGACACCTTGCTGTAGCATTTCAGCAAGTGACTGCTCTTTCCAAGTGTAACCCTCAGTAGCTTGCATCTGAAACCTGAAAATAGTTTGTGTGCCTTTTGGCCATTTCGGATTGGTATCAAATGGATAAGCGCCTGAGATGATGTCCCCGTTTGCGTAGCGTGTGCTCTTAACTAGAGACTTGACAAAGCTAGCAACCTTATTATAGGTATGAGTTGGCATACCTCCATTTTGTGAAACAGCAAGAGCAATTAGTACCTCTGTAATAGCTGAAACAGTATCAAGATTTTCTTTTGTTTCTGTGACTGCTTGCTCAGCTTGAGCCGCTGCCTCTTTGTTCTTTTGCAGCTCTTGATCTACCTTGCTAAAGCGTTCATTTTCAGCACGCTGTGGGAAATTTTCCTGATACAAAACTTCAAGAGCCATCTCAAAAAGTTCTGTATTTGACAAACCGATTTTGTCAGCTGGCAAAAAGACAGGTACATAAGCACCGTCTGAGTTAACCAGCGTGACTTTGGTGGTGGACGCTGTTCCGCTGGCGTCGTATTCTTGGGACTTCGTCCCGTAATTTAATTTCATAGAACCTCCTTTAAATTTTGAAAGATACATTATCAAAGTTAAGCCAAGTAGCGTCAACGTTTCCCTTGACGACTATGTTACCGCTCGAATAGAGACCTAAAACAGCCGTGCCATAGCTATTATTTAGAGCTGATACAAACATAGTTTGTTTAGGTCTAAAGCCGACAGGTAAGACACCAATAACTGTCTCTTTTGTTGTTCTGCCTTTGTAAGCCGTGCCTCTGATATAAACCACTCCATCAAATGTTTTTGAGTACTGAACTTTGTCATAATCAGGATGATGTACCCAGCCGTTTTGCAAAGGTAGGACTTGCCAAGAAGAGTCTTGAGTGTATTTTTGGATGTCATCTTTAGTAGCGATCTCTTTCCATTGAGATGGGTTCCATCTACTGTTATTGTTGTAAGTCCTAAAGAAAAACCTATTTGATGTTACCCCTGTGAAAAATTGGACACCTTTCCAGCTATCAAGCCAAAAATTTTGATATAGACCCCAATCGTTGCCAGTAGGGTTGTCGTCATATTTATCACTTCTCCAACCGAACTCAGTTCCTTGCTTATTCCAAACGTCGTTCCATTGAGCACTACCTCTACTTAGGCCCCCGTTATTATCAGTCAGTCGATACTGCTGAATAGGTTTGTCATCTACATATATGTCACCTTTCACATCCAAGGCTCCACGTTCACGGATTTTGTTTACTCCCACGCCTGATCTATCATAAGATAAGACTACGCTCTCCGTTGCCACGTTGATCATGAAATCAGACCGTGTAAATTTGTCCTCAAGCGTTCCGATTACAACCCACGACTGATTAGCTAGATAATTGCCAGCTAGGTTAGCCTGAGAGTTGACTAGGTTTGAGATACTTGTCCAGGATCCAGTGGCTGGTCCTGTGTCTACTTGAAAGTTAGTAGTCCCAAGCCTTGCAACCTTGAATGTCAGGGTCATTGTATTTTTTTGACTACCTGAGACAGCTAAAGGCGCTATCTTGGCATTTCGTGTGACTGTTAATGTGCTAGAGGTTGAGCCCGTTCTTGCTATGCTAAAGCTAAGAGCAGGGGCAAAATACTCAAGCACGGTTACAGAGACCTCTTTAGTATCAGACCATCTACCACGGCTATCAGAGACGCTTGCTCTGATTTTGATGGTGCCGTGATAGTTCATAATGCCCAGACTGCCACCGTTTGAGCTTGTGGACTGGTTTTTGCCGACGATTTCGGCATAGTATCCAGTGATGGATGAGCCGTAAGAGCCGACCGCACCATTAAACGCTACTTTGATGTTAGAGATTACCTGAATGAACGTGTTGCCGTTTGGGATGAGATTTTGAGCTGCACCATTCAAGTCTGACAATGAGACCCCTGTAAAAGTGGGTTTGACATTTGCTGGTACGCTAGCCGTCAAGGTTGTTGACTGTGTTCCTGTCTTAGTAGAGCCTGAATAGGTATCTACATATATAGTCCCTGTACCACTAGCAGAGTTTGGGATGCCACTTGCAAAGTCAATAGGGATCGTCCAGCTGGTGGATGTGTCTACATTCGTTGCAATCGTCCCTGACTTACCTGCCCATGAATAGCGCACTGTATGCTTGAAACTTGAGCTTTGACGGTTAATATTGATAGTAACTGAACTACCAATAACTCCAGGGCTCACGCTTACAGAGCTAGAGCGTGGGATAGTTGTCAGGCTGAGACTAGCTGATACTGTAATAGTCCCATGCAGGCCGTTGTTTGGATTAAACGTACAAGAGATAGGGAGTGTCTTAGTTCCATCTGCATTGTGGCTGATTGTACTTGAGCCACTAGCAAGCGTGTACTCCTCGCCTGATGTCTCCCACGTCGGGTAGCTGTAATGGACGTTACGGCCATCCAGATTAAGAGACAGCGTACTGTCTCCTTGTTGGTTACGGGTGTAATAGGCGCCTGTACGGCTAACTGTCATCCGCCAGTTGACAGTTGAGGTGTTATCCGTGATACTCTGAGAACCCTGCTCTACATAAACATTGAGATACAAGCTCCCACTTGAATTACTAAACTTTGCCATTTTACTCCTTTCTAACCGACATAACGGATGACATTCATGTCAGGGTTAATATGATACTGCTCTTCTCTAAATCTGCCTATTTGGATAGTCTTAGAGAAGATCCCGTTCTCAATGTGTATAACACCTTGAGAAATATACATAACCTCTACACCAGCGCTAAACATTGAAATTCGTCCGTTAGGGTTAAACATCATGCTAGAGCTCCCGTCATTCTTACCGATGACTAGACCCTCATTTGAGGAACTCATATAGGTATCAATGAAATTCCATCTATCAGATAGCTCTCCAAGATCCTTAGCAATATTAGAGACACGCTGACTAGCTGAAATCAAATCTTTCTCAGCTTGTGCTCTTGCGGTTTCGTTAGACTGGACAAAATCCTTGTAAGCCTTTATCCAATTATCCAAAGTATCAGCGCTAGCCTTAGCCTCAAGCTCAGCCTGGATAATTCCAGCTTTCTCATTTAGGGCGTTGAGTTGCTCCTGAGTTAGTGCTTGGTCAGCTTTAGAGTCTATATCCTTTTTAGTCTCTGACCAGTGAGGTTGCCAACTAGTAATAGGTATAGCTCCAACTGTTAAAACTGCCCAGTCAGCATTACCAATTCCTTCAAGTTCTACAGTGAAGAATGAAACAGTATCACCAGCATTAAGATTTTTAGTTGATGTGAAAGTAGCGCTCCAAACGTCCAGCTCAAAGCTATATGCTAAATTTATCCACTGCCAGCTATCGCTAGGATTTTCACGAATACCAAAATTAAGATTGCTATTGTCGCTCCTCCACCACCTAGCGCTTAATGTGTACTGCTTACCAGATTTTAAGGGTTCAGCCAATACAAAGTCTTGCTGATGTTTATTTCTCCATCCAGAATTTGAATCAAGTAAAATATTTCCTGATTGCTCTGTTGTCCCAAATAAAGCTGTCCACTTATAGCTTGTAGGATCCTGACTGTCTGCCTCAGTGAAATCCGTCAAAGTACCTAGATAGCGCTTGTTAGTACTATCTGAGGTGCTAAAATCAGCACGACCGTCAGCAGAGTTAGCCCATGCTCGGTGGAAATAGGGAGTACGACCATCTGCTCCTGGCTTGCCTGGAATACCTTGAGGTCCGTCCTTTCCATTCTTACCATCTGGCCCTTTCCACTTGTTCCAGCGATAGTCAGCGGGATTTTTGCTATCAGTTGCATTAAAATCAACATAGACTCCTATATAGGCCTTATCTGCGTTAGTCTGGCTAAATCCACTACCTGAAATAGTATCAGCGTAGGCAATGTGAGTGTACTGTGTACGTCCGTCCGCTCCCTTAGGGCCTGGTATACCTTGGTCACCTTTGACTCCTTGCAATCCTTGTAGACCTTGTAAGCCACGCTCCCCACGGTCTCCCTTTTCGCCTTTCTCTCCTCGCTCTCCTCGGTCACCTTTAGGGCCAGTGTCACCTTTCGGACCTGTGTCACCTTTTTGACCTTGTAACCCATCTGATGTATTGATGAGAGTCAACTGCTCAGAGGCTACCTCTTTGTTATCAATCCATGCTGACACCGTCAAAACCATCTTTTGGTTGATGTCAGAGGCTCGGACAATGTAACTAGAGCTTGTAGCTTTGATTACACCATCCACCACCCAGCGCCATCCACTATTGATGACTTTGTTCCCTCGCATAAGGGTAGGGGTCACAATGGTCTGGCCTTGACCATTCTTAAAGGCTATGCCGTTATCAGTAGCAAGTTTTATTGTGTAAGGCTTAGCCTCCTCAATCATCCTGTCTAGCTGTTGTTGAATACCTTGAGATAGCCTATTTTCAAGCGCTTTTGCGTTTGAAAAAGTGGTTTTATTGTTCTTAGGATTGGTAAAGCTGATAGTCTGCTCAGATACCCTCATTTCAAGCAAAAGAGTAGGGTTAAAGCCGTCATCATAGATTTTTACTGTGTCTCCTATTTCAAGATCCGCAAAACCCTCAGCCTCGTAAGTGACTGCTGGATAACAGTTTTTCTTGAGCTCACGGTAAGCGATGGAGCGGATGACCTCAGGATTTGAACTCTCTACAGTCATGTCCTTACGAGTCCACTGGTCACGGTCACCTGTTGAATGTGTGAAAGTACTTGGAAACATCTGCATAGAGAGAGGGGCATACAAAGCAGCCCCTGACTGGTAAAATTCACGTTCTCCCTTTGCATTATTGACAGACCAAGGGCCAAGCCCTCTAATATCAACTGCGTTGCCTTT